TGTCCCTTTATCATATTTTGGACAATATATTACTGATGAATATGGAGACAGCAGGCTTGGCTTAGATTTTATACAATTTAATATTAATTATCCAGCACCTTCAAAATTTAAAGAAACAGAAACAAAAGACTTAGATGGGTGGAAATACTCAGAACTATCAGAGCAATATTCTTACCCAGTGCAAAGAACATATGAGTCATTAGATAACTATTTATATACTGGATATGTAGATTATCAGGATTTAGCAGAAAAAGCAATTAAAACATACTCGTATGATACTTCTGATGCAATTTTAAAAACGTATATAACTTTTGAATATTTAGAAACTGGTGCAAATGCTTCAGATGGATTTTTTGTTAATACAGAAGATGCACCAAAAAATGGGGTTATTTCCCCAAGCAGTGATTGGATAAACACAAAATATGAAGTTGTTGATAATGTAATTATTTATCCTCCAAAAGGAGTAGACTTTAAAGATTTAGCAATAGTTATTCATTTAGAATTTGATGTTAATGGGATTAAATATCAGCCAATAAAAGTTAAAAATTTACAACTTGCATCTCAAGCATTTAATTATAATACAGCAAATAATATAGGAACAAGATTCGGCACAAATGTTTATCCTTATTTAAATAATGGATACTACTATAATTATAAAACTAAAAATCCTTTTACTATATATAAGGGATCTTCTCCATACTTATACTTAACACGATATTCTGGATTGGAATTTAAAGGAGATTATGATCCATTAATCAATCGTGGTATAGCAATTCCAGTTAATACTAATAAAACACAAGACTACGAATTAATGGCTATGCAATCACTTATTAGATTTAATGGAGATTTTTTCCCATATGCGCCAACACAAATAATGCAAATAAATGCAAAGAACAAAATAATTAAAATTTATATGGTAGCAAACCATCCAACAGGTAAAAGGGCAAAACTGTATGCAATAGATGGAAATACTGGAGCATTATATAATGGGATAGTATTTTACGTAAATGGCAAAATTGTTAAAGATCCAGTTATAAGTGTTAGCGAGTGGGCAATGCTTGGTATTGGGTTCCCAACTATTTTAAACTTTAAGTCGTACGCTGGCTCTATAATGATAAATGGTCCTATTATTTTTAATAGTTTATCTTATTATCAAACTACTAATTTACAAGCGATTCAGACAGTAGCAAAAAGACCATGGGCTAGGGTTAAGTTTTCAGCAGACGGCATTTTTGACTGGGAATATTGGAACGATTACTTTTTGTGGCAAGGAGTACTTGTTCAGTCTTCTGTTAGTTATTATGGTGTTAATCCATCAGATTTATATAAAGCCTATACTGGAACAAATAAAATAATTATAGATGATGATCGAGTTTTTGGTATAGAAGGTTACGAGTACTCCATCTTTAAAGATATATCTTGGCAATCTCAGATATCAGATGCAGTATAGTATGGTATACTGGTGGTTATGAAACATAAAGATCAGCCCCTTTTTGGTAAAGATGGAAAGCCACGCATGCCTGGACAAATTGGTGAAACTAAAGTAACACTTATAGATAAAAAATATGACTGGGGTATTTATGTTTGGAAAAAATCAAACGGAAGATGGTTTACAGATGGAAGCGGAAATATATTAAATATTCCATCTATGAAGGGTGATATTGCAAAAATTGCTGAATTAAAACAGGCAGCAGCATACTATGGAGAGCCAGACGGGGAGCCATATTTTTTTGCAGGTATGTCAAGAGTAACTGATGAAGAGTATAGCGAACAAGTAGATAGAATGAAGGCTGGCCTAATTCCTAATCTTAATGATTTAGGAGCAGTTCAAGCAGCAAAAGATACTATTGCAATGTACGGTGATGAGGAATAATGTCAGAAGAAAGAGAATATTTGATAGGTGCAAGGGTCGACGATTTAGTTAATCCACTAGATCAATTTAAAGCAGATGATCCATTTAATAAGGCCTGGTCTGAATTAAAATCTTATAATGGCCTAGATAATAACTTTAGAAGAAGAACTACAAGGCTTGTAGAAAAAGCAGATAGAAATAATCCTACACAGGGGTATCTTGATAGTGCAAGAGCAGAGCAATCGGGTATTGATGGAGCAAAATCAAAAGAAATAAATCCTGGCACGGTATATAGAAACGGCTATGGATTATTTGATGTAATTACCCCACCATGGAATGTTTATGAACTTGCAAACTATTATGATACATCTTTTGCTAATCATGCTGCAATTGATGCAAAGGTAGAAAATATTGTTGGCTTAGGCTATGACTTTGAGGTTTCTCCAAGTACAATGCTGAGGCTTGAATCAAACAAAGATGCGGGTCAGGTAGAAAGAGCAAGAAATAGAATTGAACGTGCAAAAATTGAAATGCATGAATGGCTAGAATCATTAAATGATGATGATTCTTTTACGACAACAATGATGAAGGTCTATACAGATGTACAAGCAGTTGGAAATGGATATCTGGAAGTTGGTAGAACTACACGTGGAGAAATTGGTTACATAGGACATATTCCTGCAACTACCATGCGTGTTCGTAGACTACGTGATGGTTTTGTTCAGATCATCGGACAAAAAGTTGTTTATTTTAGAAATTTTGGTGCGAAGAACGCTAATCCCGTTACTTCAGATCCAAGACCTAACGAAATCATACACTTTAAACAGTATTCGCCTTTAAATACTTTTTATGGTGTACCTGATATCATGTCGGCAATAAACTCGCTCCATGGAGACCAGTTAGCGTCACAATATAACATCGACTACTTTAGCAATAAGGCTGTCCCTCGTTATGTTGTGACACTAAAGGGTGCAAGGCTGTCTGCTGATGCTGAAGATAAAATGTTTAGATTTCTTCAGACAAGTCTAAAAGGACAATCACATAGAACCCTATATATTCCACTTCCTGGTGATAGCGACACAAATAAAGTTGAGTTTAAAATGGAGCCTATTGAAAATGGTGTACAGGAAGGCTCATTTGAAAGATATCGTAATCAGAACCGTGATGATATTTTAATCGCACATCAAGTTCCACTATCTAAAATTGGTGGGGGAGATTCTGGATCTATTGCAGCAGCATTGGCTCAAGACCGCACCTTTAAAGAACAGGTTGCTAGGCCAGCACAAAGAGAATTAGAAAAAATAATTAATAAAATAGTTAAAGAAAAGACTGATGTTTTAGTCCTTAAATTTAAAGAACTAACGCTAACAGATGAAATAGCACAATCTCAAATTTTGGAGAGATACATAAAGACACAGGTTATGCTTCCCAATGAAGCCAGATCAGTGCTTGGCCTTCCACAAAGAGAGGGGGGAGACGAGCCATTCAGTCCTAAGCCAGAACAGGCAGCAAATGATAATGCCAATAGAGCAAGGGATACTGAAAGAACAAATAACCAATCCGACGGTAATGCCACAATTAGTGGTAGGAATCCAAAGGGCGAAGGAAGATCTACTCAGTAGTTTTCCACAGGTTTATTCACAGTTTATTAACATTTGTGTAAAAAAGGCTCTATAATATATACTAGTATGACTATATCAAAAGCCCATTGGAATACAGAGGGCGAGAATGTTCGCCTTTCCCTTCCTTTTGCGAAGGTAGATAAAGAGAGACGTATTGTCTCAGGTTTTGCATCACTTGATAATCTTGATAAACAAGGCGATATAGTTACAGCAGATGCATCAATGAAAGCATTTTCAAAGTTTCGTGGAAACATTCGTGAAATGCACCAGCCACTTGCAGTTGGAAAAATGGTTAATTTTAAAGAAGATAGATATTTTGATCCAGAAACTAAAAAGTTTTATTCTGGAGTTTTTGTTTCTGCATATGTATCAAAAGGTGCACAAGATACATGGGAAAAAGTTTTGGACGGTACACTAACAGGATTTTCAATTGGTGGACGTATGAATAAGTGGGATGATGGTTATGATGAGAAATCAGATTCTACAATTAGAATTATTAAAGATTATGACTTAGTAGAGTTGAGTCTTGTAGATTCTCCTGCTAATCAATTTGCGAATATTATGTCAGTTGAAAAAGTTGACGGAATAGAAGTTGTTAAGGGTGCAGATGTTGCACTTGAAAATGTTTTTTATGATGAAGAATCTGGAATAGTAATGGTTTCAGATCAAGAAACAGTAAATAGTCCAATTACTGGTAATGAAATGAAGAATATAGGTTTCGTTGAAAAAGAAGACAACGAAAAAATGGATATAGTCAAATTCTTAGTAGATAGTGCTAAAGGCATTGGTGCTAAGACTTCAAAGGAGGAAAATCCTATGGCAAAAACAAAAAAGGTTGCTGAAGAAGTAACCGAAATTGAAAAGTCAGAAGAGATCGCTCCAGAGGCAGTTGCTGAAACTCCAGCAGTCGAAACTGAAAAGGCAGATGAAGTTGTTGTAGAAACAACTGAAGTTGTTGAAACAGAAAAGGCTGCAGCATCATCCTCATCATCAAAAGAAGAAGAAGATTCTTCAGCAGATGCTATGGAAGATGAAGAAGAGATGAAGGCAAAGAAATCAGATGATGTTATTGTTGAATCAATAGCAGAATTAAAGAATACAATTACATCAGCCTTTAGCGATTTAACTGAAACCGTCAAGTCTTTGCAGGCAGAAGTAGAAGTACTTAAGTCTTCAAAAGTTGACACAGATGCAGTAAAGAGTTCACTAGATGCAGTCGCCAAAGACATTGCTGCAACAGTAGAACAAGTTAGTAAGTTTGGTAAGCGAGTAGACGCAGTAGAAGCAGATACCGCTTTCCGAAAGTCTGGCGATCTAGGCGAGATCGTACAGGAACAACCAGAAATGGTTGAAAAATCCCTATGGGGCGGACGTTTCCTCAAAACAGCCGACTTATTTAATTAAGTAATCACTTAGGAGGTGACAATATGTCGGAAGAGATTAAGAAAAACCAGCCAGGAGAATCTGGCG